CCAACGCCATGGCCCTGGCCACGGCGGACCGGCAGGGCCGTCCCGCGGTGCGAATGGTGCTGCTCAAAAGCTTCGATGAACGCGGTTTCGTATTCTTCAGCAATTACACCAGCCGCAAAGGCCGGGAGCTAAGCGAAAACCCCCGCGCCGCCCTGCTGTTCTGGTGGGATAAATTCGACCGGCAGGTGCGCATCGAAGGGGAGGTGGAAAAAATCGGCGCGGAGGAATCCGAAGCCTATTTCCGCAGCCGCCCGCCCGGAAGCCGTCTGGGTGCCTGGGCTTCGGAACAGAGCGCGGTCATCTCCGGCCGCCCCGCACTGGAAGAGCGACTGCGGGAGGTCGCCGAAAAATTTCCCACAAAGGAAGTTCCCCGGCCTCCCTATTGGGGCGGCTACCGGGTGATTATAACGTCACACCGATTTTGAGAATTTTTAACACCAAGTTTGAGAAATTTGATCGTCCCTAAAACGGCCTTAAAGAATGATGCCCTCTATATCGGCTTCGTTGTTCTCATTGATGTTCAGGCGGGTAATTTGGAAGATATCGCTCCCTACTGACAATTTGTCAAGCACCCTTTCCCCATTGAAAAGAATCTTACCGGAATAACCATGCCCGCTGTCGATCATATCCTGGTAATATGTCGAACTAAGATCCAAAGTAAAAAATCCTACATTGTATTCGTTATCATCCAAAATATCATATTGGTCATTAGCAGAAATGTAATCCCCCCCAGCACAGAATAAAGTTTCAGAAAATTGAGCAATTACAGTATCTGGATTACCGATATCAATATCTCGGTCGAATAAGTTTCTACTCTCTATATTGCCCAGAGAATATTCGAAATTGATACCTTTCAAATGCACTCCATCAATCTTATAACGGAAGCGATCAAATTTCCGTTCTATCCAGGTTGCCCCTTGCCCCGTACCGGTAATATAAATCCGTGGTATAAAATGAAATTCGATAGCGAGTTTCCCGCTGATAATTTTAGGGATGATATATAAAAAGCAATTGAATGCAAAAATTGCAATTTTGAAAATATTTAACCAGGACACATTATAATCTGTAAAAGTAGAAGCAATCACGGCTCCGGCTGCAACCGACTCATCTTCTGATAACCCCCGGAATATGATAGGTAAATCATTCGAGTTTTTCAAATATAAATCATCGGGCAAACTATAGTTTGATATGTAATAACCATACTGGTTTGTTTTATCGCCAGTACTTTGAAGATTCGTAAGTATATCCCCCAAAGAGAATCCCCAACGATTTAAAATAAAGGATGAACCGTTTGAACTCTCTCTTATTTTTTCAATAATTACTTTGGCTACCACCCCAAGATTAAAACCCCACATCCTGCTTTGAACAGCATCAGCAATTACAGTATCTCTTAAATGCTCATAAAATAGCCCTTGAATTGGCTTCAATCTGACTTTGTAAATTTTATTCTTTACATCAAACTCATAATATCTTAAATCATCATCAGCTGAGCCGATATAATAAACATTGTAAAGAGTATCTTGATAATAGGCTGCTAACCAATTGTAATAGGATCCGTTATAAGGTAATAGATCGATCATCATCAAAGATAAATCGCCTGCTTTATTCTCAAATTCATCCCCGACTGTTTCCTCAAAACTAAACCTTCTAATAATAGAATTTATTGATTGATTACCATCAATCTCCGCATCTAAAGGATCCGTTCTGAAATATTCAAACGACCAGCTCATCCGATTTTCCGATCATTTTCAAGCTTATTGAAACCTGACAATGTCTTACGATAGAACTGGATCGCATCCAATTCTGCCCTTAGCTCGATCTTGATATTCCTGATCTCCCGGGACAGCCGATCCACTAATTCCGCCATATTTCCAGCCCCGGCAGCAGTCGCTCCCGGAATCACAATCTTTGGCAGCAGCCGCGCCATAAATTCCGCCCCTCTTTCATCGAGCGGAATGGCCGCTTCCGGAGAGCCGCCCTCGGCAATCAATCCTAAAGTGGGTTCGGTCAGGATTGCCCCGGTCTCGAATTTCCCTACGCTTTTAATTACTGCCCGCGCCCCGGCAATAAGCGCCGGAATAGCGGCAAGCCCGGCCACCAGCCCGATAGGGCCGAGCGAAGCAAAGAACGCCACCAATTTGGCGGCGGCCTGCGCTAAAAACATCCCGATACTCTTGATGATTTCCACGATTTCCCTGGCGATCCCGGCAACAATTGCCCCGATCCGCGCTGCCACCCCCTGGATGGTTATCGCCGTTTTTGCCTGCTCCCCGGCCTGGTGAACCGCCACGCTGCGGGCGCTGGCGACAAGATCGGCTTTGATCCATTCCCCGATTCCCCGGATTGCCGTATCTATCATGGCCCGGGAAATTGCCTGCACTTTTTCCGCGCCGGTCTGGGTTGTGGAAGTGATATTCGCCCATAAGGTATCATAGCCGCTTTCTAAGCTGCTCAATAATAATTCCTGGCCGCTGATCAACCGGTCGGCCAGGTCGCGGCGTTGCTGCTCGATTTGGGCGTTAGTCTGCGTTTCCACCTGGAGCCGGTTAGACTGGTAGCGGGCATCGATAGCCGCCTGCTGTTCGGCAAACTGCTCTTTCGCTTGCGTTTCCTGCTGGCCAAGCGCCGTAAGATCGCTTTCAATGGAAGCAGCCCGGCCGCTGTCTCCCTCCGACCTGGCCAGCGCCAGGCGCGATTCCAATATCTGCTTGTTCGCGGCCAGCTCGCTTTCTACCCGCTGGCGCTGGATATTCAATTCCGCAATCAATTCCTGGCGCTCAATATCCAGGCGGCGGATGGCAAATTCCTGCCGGATAACAATCCGTTCCTCCTCTGATTGCGCAGACGCCAATACCCGCTCCTCATCTATCTGCAAAAGCGTAAAACGGGTCTCCCGCTCCAGCGCCGCGGTGCGCTGGGAAGCGGATTCCAGCGCGGCTAAAATCTCCTGGATATTAACTCTTTCCTGCTGCGCCAGGGCGATATCCCGCTCCACTTGTAGCCGTTCCCGGGCTAAATCCAGCTCCTGTTGCAGCCGCAACACGTCCTCCGTGCGCCCGGTAACAGAGGCTAACTCGATCCGCCGTTGAATGATCTGTTCCTGAATGCGAAATTGTTCATCTAACCGCGTGGTTTCATCTTCCACCAGGTTGATCCGGCTGCGCTGGATTTCTAAGCGCTGAACTTCCCGTTCCGTGGTAAGCTCCCGGCTGACCGATTCTTCCCGGCGCTGGCGCTGCACCTGCAAAACCTCCAATTCCGCCCGGAACTGCTCCCGTAACAAGGCAATCTCTTCTTCGATCTTGGGAATATCTTCGGCCTTGCCGGTTTCCCGGGCAATCTGCCTTTTTACTTCTAAGGTGCTGTTTTGAATCTCGAATTCCCGCCGTAGCTGCCGTTCCTCATCTTCGATCAATTGCAGTTTGATGCGCTGCGCTTCTAAACTGCGCAGCTCCGAATTCAGGCTTTCGAGCCGGGTCTGGCGATTGCGTTCTGTTACCTGGCTTTGCAAAGCCGCCTGTTCCGTAAAAGCCCGCTGGAAAGCGCCGATCTCCCGGGCTAATTCGGCCAATTGCTCGTCCTGGGTAAAAAAAGCGGTTCCCCCCAACTCATCGAGGATGCGCTGCGTCTCGCCGAAAATCCGGTTCATCTCCGCGGCGTCATTTATATTCTCTTGTAGCTGGCTGGCAAGCTCCACCAATTGGGGAACCGCCTGCGCCGCTTCTAAGCTGCGCGTCAATTCATCCAAAGCCCGGCGATTCTCTAAGATCACGTTCGCCCCGCCCAGGCCGGAGATGGCCAGGCTGGCGGAAAGCGCCGCGCTCCGGCGCGGATCCACCCGATCGAGCTGTTCCTCTATCGCTAAAATTTGCTCCCCGATATTATTCGCCACCGACGAGACGGCCGTATTCAGAGATTCCAGCCGGGTATTGATGCCCTCCTGGGCAGTTTGCAGCGCCGCATCCAATTCACCCAATCCTAAGTCTCCGAGATTGGCGATTAGCGACCCCGCTTCCTCACCCACGCCCCGCAAACCTTCCCGGTAAGCGCCTAAAACCGTCGAAGACTGCCGCATCTCCTCCCGGATGCGGTCTATCTCCCGGCTGGATCGGTTCAGCTCCGCCGATACCACGATTCCCACCGCGGCCAGCGCCGCTAAAGTTAGAGTAACCGGTCCCAGGCCCACGTTGAGCGCAAAGATTGCCGTGGTAAGAACGATAACCGCTGCCGTAGTCGCTTTGATGAATACCGGGGCCTGCTGGAAAATTTCCAGTCCTTCTTTCAATGCCTGGAAAACCGGCAGCAGCGCCTCTGCCAACAGCAATCCCATCTCTTCGCGCACGTCTCCCAGGGTATTCTGGAATTGCGCCATAGCCCCGGAATTGAGATCTGCCACTGCCTCCGCTTGCCCGCCGTATTGCCGGTCCAGTTCGTCTAAGATGATTGCTTGCGCTTCCGCCAGCCGGTTAGTTTCCGCCAGGCTCTTGATCAGGGCTTCCTGCTCATTGGAAAACGGGATTCCGCTGCGGCTCAAAGCGCTTAAATTCTGGATCGGATCATGTAGCGCTTTGCCAAGCTGGATGGAGGCCGATTTTAAATCGCCATCCAGCACCGTGGCCAGGTTCAACGCCGCCTGCTGAGTGCGTAAAAAATTTTCCCCGGTAATGTTGGTAAAGGTGAGCAATTGCGCGGTAACATTATTGAGGATTTCATCATCCCCGATAATGGTAATCTCTTGTAGCTCGGAAGCGACCTTTTTCAGCTCCGCCGCGGAGAATCCCGCGGCGCCCCCGGTAGAGCGGATCGCCTGTGCTACCTTTGCCTCTGCTCTCTCCGCTTCCGCGCTGAGATTAAGGAGATTGCCGATCCCGGCGCTTAAAATATTGAAGCTTTCCTTGAGTCCCTGGCCGACAATTCGCACTTGCGCTAACCGGTCGGTAAATCCTTTCACGGAATTATTGAAACTCCGCAAGGCGCTTTCCGCGCCTTCTTTGACCACCTGGATAATTAAGCGGATAATGCTGTCAGCCATATCAATCCTTAGCGCGTTCTTCGATGCCTACCCAGGCCAGGGCAATTTTTCCCTGGGCATCATATTCTTGCAATAAATCCCGGAATTTCATAGCGCATTCGATCACCTTTGCTTTCTCATCTTCTGGCAGTGAGGTAATCAGGCCTAAAATTACCAGCAATTCTTCTTGTTGGCTATCAAGAATGTCATATTTCATTTTTCGGGCAGCCTCCAGGCGTTGCGGGCAATTCGGGCAGTAAAATTCAGGGCAATTTCACTCCAGGTATAGCGTTCTTGAATCTCATCGATCTTCAGCATATCGAAATCCGCGGCAATCATCAATACCCAATCCAGGCTGAGGTCTTCGATAAAACTTTGCGCCCAGGGTTCTAATTTCGTTTCGCTGTCTGCCGGTTCGATGCGATTAAGGATCGCAAACGCTTGGCCGCGGTCGCATTCACCGGCTCTATAAAAACCGCAAGAATCTCCTGCATATCGGGGATTTCAGCTTCATCCCAATCGATCTGGTCGATGGGGCCTTCCAAAGCAATTTTCGTCATCTCGATCAAGGTATCGATATCGGATTTCTCGATATTGAAATTTTGGAGTCTTCTCAATCTCCCGGCTTTAGGCCGGGCAATTTTTATTCCGGGAACTGCCAAAATTAAATTTTCCATAATCCCTCAAGCTTCATCTGTAATGAATTTTTGGAAATGCACTTTCTTGATCTCGAAGGTCATTACTCTTAAGCGCACGATCATTTTTTCAATATCGCCCCAGGAATGATTCTTTTGCAATGTCAATAAAAACGGAACGTTGCAAATAAAATTGATATATTCGCCTATTGAAGTTCCACGCAGCCATAAAAAGTCGGTTTTGTCTCCCGCTTCATAGCGAGATACCAGGACATTGGCAATGGTACTATCTAACTCCGCGACCTTCAGCTCGCAGCGGATTTCATCCCGGTGATGCACTTCATAACTGATCTCCGCGTCTGTGCCATCAATCAATTCCAAAGGCAACGGCTCGCTCTCGATCTTGGGATTCTCTTCTAAATTGCCTAAATACGAAAAAGATGATAGCAAAGTCGTTAGGGCCGATGGCGTAATGCCTTCGCTGAAAGATGTCGGAACGGAGAGCGTGCCTCCTTCGGCTATATAAACCTGGGCCGGGCCGAATCTGATATTCGCCCGGCTCCTGGTCCCCAGGGTAATGGGCATCTTCCCTCCTTAGAAGTCGGATAGCCCGGTTACTTCGGTGTAGAAATCGCTGATTAGCTTCGCCGTTCGGGTCGCTTCTAACAGCAGGCGGCGCGGCTCTTTGGTGTTGAAATTCAAATCCGGGATGGTAATCAGGGTAAAGCGGGTCAGCTTATACCCTTTGGTGCGGTCATCCAATTTCACTAAGAGAATGTCCACGTCATCCGCTTCCAGGGCTTCCAACGCCTGGATTTTGGTCAGGTCGGTCTCCAGACCGGTCGCCTCGAATTTGTACTTGATATTAAGCTTGAAATCCGAGTCGTCATTCAGCGGCACGGTATTGCGTCCCGCCTCGCTTACTTTGGTCTTTCCGCCCTCGCAAAATCCGGCAATTGTCCAGCCGCTGGCGGGGGTATTTGCCGTCCCGGTAGGCGCCATGAACACGTCCACCGCTTCCGCAAAAATCTTGGTTTTATCGCCCATTACAGACTCCTTTAAGTTAGGTGAAATAGAGATTAAATCAGTCTTTTACGACCACTTTGAAATCATGCTCGACTTTCTCTCCCTTGTTAGAGACCGAGCGGAATTCCACCCGGTACTCCTGCCCGTCCTCCCCGCCAATTATCCTGGCGAACATGCTCTGCCCGGAAACGGCAATGCTGCCGTCTTCGAGCATATCATCCGTAACTTCATTGCCATCCGAATCGAAAACCTGCACTGCACAATCATCCAACAGCAGGAAATCATCATCATCTAATTTGCCGCTTGCCCCGCCGAAAAAGACTTCATAAGTGCGGGCTTCATAGGGTTGTTTTACGTCGCGGTCTTTATTGCTCACGCCCATATCATGCCTGTTTGATTCGAATGAGCACGTCCAATTTCTCCCCGTCTGCCAGGGTGCGCGACTGGGAGAGCGCCAGGTAGCCTACTAACTTCCCGGTATTATCCGAGGTCGTGGCTAACACCGCGTAAGTCACCGGGCCGATAGAACCCCCGGAAGCCACGAACTGCACCGTTTTGGTAATTACCCGCCAGTCCCCGGAATTAAGCTCGATGGTGGGAAACCCTGTAGATGACCTTTCGACCAGCTTGGCGGAATACCCGTTGCCGGATGGCTCGCCCGTCAGATCGGATAAGGCATCCGTTTCCACGGGGGTATCATTGAATAAGCGGATGTAAAATTCGGTCGGGGCATTCTCCGCCCGGAAGTAAACCTCCAACATCTGTTTTTCGCCTTCATCGGCGAGATCATTCAGGGCGATCTCCCGGTAAAGCACCTGGCCATCCCGGCTATAATGCACGATCTCCCATTCCTGCTTCCAGAGGTGATCGTGAAAAAGCGACCTCCACAGCCGTTTCAGGGCAACCAGGAGGGAACGGTCCCGTTGATAATTCTTGGCAAATTGCCTGATTCTACGCTTCATGTCTGCGTTTCCTTTTCGATAAGAATTTCCGGTTTGCCTCGCTCTCGAAGCGCCGCCCTGCAGAAGAGTAAAAGCCCCGCTCCGCTAAAGATTCGAATCGCCGCGCCGCCTGGCTGTAAAATGTTTTGAATGCGCTGGGCGGCAAAAACTCCCTTAACAGATCGAGCACTTCCCAGGCTTGTTCTAACAGCAAATCCAGTTCTTCGCGGTAAGACTGGCCATCGAGGATTTCCCAGACCTGGCCGAGCAGCAGTTCCACGTTCTCTAAGTAGGACTGCAAATCGCTCGCTTCCCAGGATTGCTGTAAATCCAGGGCAAGCATCTCGACGTACTCCTGCCGGTCCTCCGCACCCCAGCTCTGCGTAATCAGCATATCCAACACCTCGGATATCGCTGACGAAATCTCATCTAATATTTCCCAGGATTGCTGCAAATTCAGGGTGAGCGTCTCGATATATTCCTGAAAATCCGCTTCTTCCCATTCCTGGGAAATCTCCATGGCCAAAGTATCTAAATAATTCTGCCGGTCGGCAACTTCCCAGGGCTGTTCTATATCGAGCGAAAGCGCTTCGATATACTCCTGAATATCTGCTTCTTCCCACTCCTGGGAAATCTCCATGGCCAAGGTATCTAAATAATTCTGCCGGTCGGCAGCCTCCCAGGGCTGTTCTATATCCAGAGAGAGCGCTTCGATATACTCTTGAATATCCGCCGGCGCCCATGCCTGGGAAACTCCCATGGCTAATATTTCCAAATAGTTTTGGGTATCATTAATGGCCAGCGAAGCATTAATAGGCATATCCAGGGTTTCACTATAAACAGTCCCGCTGGCCGGCTTGACGGAAATAACGATAACCGCCCATTCGCGGTTGGAAGAGAGCGAGTCATCGCCGCCTAAAGTAATCGTTCCCGCGGTCGGGGTATCCTCATACCAGACGCTCGCCCTGACGTTATCGCCGCCCGTTCCGGCGCTGTAATTTATGTCGATGGCCATTTCCCCGCCTGGCAGGGTAATATCCGCCAGCCGCGCATACGAAACGGCAATTGCCCGCGCCCCATTGGTAAGGGTGGTAATATCCACCTTGAGGTCATTATTGTCCACCGCGCCCACTTCCGCGGTAGCCGTGGCCTCGATAGCCCCGCTGCCATTCGTGCCGCTGGTATCCGTACCCGATACCCGTATGGCAATGGCCGCCACCGGCTTGGTGTTGCCGGTCACAGTCACGGTAATCTGCCCAGTGGAGGGGCTTGCACCCATGGCCCGGAACACAATTACCCGCCCCACGCCCTGCACGTCATCCTTGCGGGTAATCTCCACGAAAGTAAGCCCATTGCCGGAAAGCGAAGGAACAATGCTCTGCCCGCGCATTGATACCTGCACCAGGATCAATTCATTTGCCTGGGGAGTCCAACTGGGAAGCAGAAAGCTATCCCCGGTCGTGATAAGATTTTTTACGCTCTCTTGGATGGCTATAGCCATTAAAATATCCCTGAAATTAATAGACCGGTGACTATGCCGGTAATCCCGGCGAGCAAATCTTTCCAGGAAAAACCTTCGATATTGCCCTGCTCATCATAGGGCAGCAATCCGTCTTTTATCTCCCATAAAAAAGCCGCTATAAAACCAATGAGCAAAATCAACCAATCTGCAAGGATGAATTGCAGAATGAATGCCCCGATGATGCCCAATAAAGAATGTTCAAGCTTATCATAGACAAGCAAGGAACCGTTTTTGCTGAACCAGGAGTCTTTCTTCCAATCTAAAAATATCATTATTCTCCCAAAGATGGAACGCCAGTCTCTCGCCCTTGATTTGATTGATATAGAATCAAATCCTCTAAGAATACTCCACTATCTAAATTGTAATCCGCTGCTTCATAGCCCTCATTCCCCTGGCTGGTTTGGTACAATTCATAATCCTCTAAGCCAACATATCCATCGGCATTACCATCAGCAGTAACCATTGCCCATACATTAGTAGCAACCTCTTCGGCTCCTGTTTCACCATAATATTGAGAGAGAGCAGTGGTGAAATCATATAAGACTGAATGCCTCTTTATGACTAATTTTTCGGCGCTCATTGCCGTCAAATGATTGCGATGATAAATCACGACATGATATTTTCCGGGCGAGGCTTTCACCTTCACGGGATGAACGCCATCCAAATCAACTATATTACCATTTGAGAGGATAAATCCTGCTTTTCGAGCCGTCAATTTAGTGCTCTCTTCTCGCAATTCTACCAATACCCAATCTACTACCTCAAGGGGGATTTCATCCACCGCCTCAGTCCCGGAATAACTCCAGGGCAGATTGTCATAGGGTTGTTCCAATGGTACATAATCATAATCCGATAAATCGGTTCTCATGGTATCCGTATCAAAAGGACCTTCTAAAAAAATCTTAACATTCACTTCCACGTAGCCATTCCAGCCCCAGGAACAGCCGAATTGCGCCAAAAGAGAGAATGATAGGATCAAAAGAGCAAAGAGAGTTTTCATAAGCGATGATATATCCTTATGTTGTAGAATTTTATATTGGCGGAAGCCGCCAAATCCGCTCTTACAAAGAGAGTTAGAGGCATCGCCACGGATTTGGCGATGCTATTATATTTTATCGTCACATTGCCGCTGGTCAGGCTCTTTTCGGTGGTGGATGTATAGGCCACCGCGTCGCTGCCATTGTTATTAGTCATAAGTTTGAAAATATCTAAGCTCGAAGCTCCATCGCCCGCCATATAAAAGTGCACCGAGTCGATCCGCACGCTATCACCGATTTGCACGTAGGGGATCGCAAAATATACCGTGTCGAGCATGGCATCGTCAGTCTCCAATTCCACGTAATTGCGTTCCACGGGCCGATCCCACACGACCCACGAAGCGAGCAGATTTAAAGCGCGATTTCTTTTCTGCTGCAATTCCCCATTTGAAATTTCCATTGTCTCATTATCGACATTGATGCCCACGCTGTCTGCCGCGATGGATAGACCGCGATTGACGTTTACAATCATGACTTCTGTGGAGTATCCCAGCCCCGCCCCTGCAATGTCGCTGTTCACCTTCAGGGTATCGCTGGATATGATCAGGCTCTTATTGGTGACATTAATATCCAGGCTGTCTCCCTTCCATTTTAATCCCTTCCCGGCCACGGCGGGGTTGATCCGTACCGTATCGCTGCTAACCTGCACCCCATGCCCGGCTTTCACGTTCAGCACCCCGGCGTCGTAGCTCAAGCCGATTCCCCCGATACTGGGATTGAGCTGCACCGTATCCGCGCTGATGACGATCCCTTCTTTGGTGTTCACGTTGAAATCGTTGCCGTCCTGCGAAAGCCCCAGGCCGGCATTGATCACCCCGCTGGCGTTCACCTTCAAAGTGTCGTTTTCGATGAATAGCCCGTCGCCGGCGTTGATCTGGATGCCGCTCTCCGCATTAGGTTTGCCCAACCCCAGCCCGGCGACTAAGGCGTTCACTTTTTCGGGATACACGCCCCCGTCTTTCAATGCTACCGCGTCCCCGGAAATGGTGATGCCGGTATTATCCGGGTTGACGTCCCAAATGTTGCTGGTTCCTAAGCGTATTTTCTCCTGCCCGGTTAATCCGTTTCCCGGCGTCAAATTAAAATAGTTCCACTTCAAATCCGTGGTATCGATGCTGTGGTTGATCACGTGGCTGGAATCTATCGCATTGGCGAGGATCTGCACCTCATCTCCGATCACCGCGATGGTGCTGCCGTCTCCCTGCACGTGGAGAGTGTTGAATTCATCAAAATACAATCCGTCGCCGCTAATCGAAAAGGCCAATTTGGATACGGTAATGGTAGAATTCGCAATGTCGGAAAAGGTAATGGTTCCGTCGAGAATTCCGGTGGACGTAACGTAGTTATTGGCGTCGAGCCGCGGGAAGAAGCTGGTGCGGTCTTTCCACGTGCCGCTTTCCCGCAGCTTGAAAGCCGCCCGCGATTTCAAGGTATCGGTTTCTACTTTTTTAGTTTGCGCCCATAAGGGCAGAATCAAAATCAATCCCAAAAATAGCGCGAAAAACTTCATGGCATCCCTTCATTCATATAAGAAGTCCGTCTTTTCCGCAGTTACTGCCCCATCCTGGATCGCCGCGGTATCGACCTCATCTACCGGGGCAACATCCCCGGAAAATTTTTTCCCCACCCAGGAGGTCAAATTACTCTCTCCCCCGCCGTCATCCACCGTTACCACCCCCTTGAATCCTGCCCCGGTTATATCTATATAATAAGAGCCGCTCCCGGAAGGATGCTCCGTAAACGTCCCTTTGAATGTTCCCCGGAAATTGGGTGCTCCGGCGTCATATACATATAGCCGGGCGGTGATCCCGGTAAGCGGCTGGATGACGCCGTTCACCGTTTCCACTAAGGTAATAGGGTTTCTAACTGACATTTACCGTCGCCCAGTTATCGTAAGCAATCAAAGTCTTCAGCTCGAAGGCGGTCAGGAATTTATTTCGCGCCACCCGGCGCACTGCTTTTATGTTTATGGAACGGGCATCCCTGGGGGAATAGGGCCATTCCGGGGAAATATCCAACTTATATCCTTTCAGGTGGTGTCGAATCCAGTAATCATAATAGTCGATCAAGAGTATATCCACCTTTTCCAATTCTAATATCTCCAGCGCCTGCACTTTAACATAATTGGTTTCCAATCCCACCGCACTGAAGACGAACTCCTTTCCCAATAACAGGTCATATCCATTCATCACCCGGGTAAATCGCCTGGCCACGGTTAGGCGGGTTTTTCCGCCGTCGCAATATCCCAAATTCAGCCATTGGGAAAGGTCGCTATCCGGGGTTCCCTGCTCCGCCAGGTATATCCAGACCGGTTCATATACGATATTACCCCTGTTTCCCATTTGGCGGCTCCTGCCCCAATGCCTGCGCTTCTGCCTGTTTCTTTTTCGCTTCCGCCCAGTGTTCCCCAAAGTTCGCCGAGAAGAAAGCCCCGGCCAGGGCGCTTTCCAGGGCAGCCAGGGAAATAATATCCCCACCGGAGAATGTCACCCCACTAACAAACCCTGCCAGAATCAGCAGGTTGACGCTGACCAGGGTGATATAAAAGCCTTTCATTTTACGGCTGCCGTTCATCTGGTTCCTTTGTTAATCGACCCTGGCGCGGAAGCACACGACCGGGCCAGGGTCTTTTTAGGGGAGGAGGCCCCACTATTCCGAATGGATTATCCGCCGTTCGCGTTCGGCCTGGCGTTTTGCGCGGTTGGTTTCCGGTCCCAGCAATTCGTAGCTCAATGTAAAGAATAGATTCGATTTTGTCGGTTCTATCAGGCCGATATTAGTTGTCCACCAGGTGTATCCGAATCCCAGGCCGAATTTATCGAAGGCGCGACCGTGCAGTATCGTGCTAAGATCCACCACCACCGTTTCATCTTCGATCTGAATGACCGGCGCAATGAACAGCCCGATATCGAAAATGCTCGGCGTATGGGCTACCCCAAACCCAATGGGCGCCTCGAATACCTTGAACTGGCCATCCAGCGTGAACGTGGAAAAATTGCTGAGCACGCTGAATTCCCAGTCGCTGGAATCGGGCATGGATTGCCCCCGGATGGGAGAAGCCGAGAATAAGGCTGCCAGCGCCAGCACTGCAAAAAAACCGAAACTCATTTTGTGCATCATCATTAATCTCCTTCTACTTTAAGCCTTTTTGCCTTGCCATTTCTGGAAGGCCGTGAATGAATATATTGATCGAAAAGCGCCGCCTGATCGCGATCCGCCTTGCGATCCGCCAGGTCGCGGAATAGACTGGTAATCAATTCCGGAAGCAGCGCATCACCGTATGATGCTTTCAATCCTTCCTGAAATTGCTCCAGGTCGGATGGATCGAACTGCAAAATGACAATGACCATAAATCAAGTATATCAATATAAATGAAAGCTTTCGATCCCTCGCGATCTTCCCTATTCCTGGTTCAGCGCCCAGAATGCGAAGCGCATCCCATATTGCCATAACCCTTCAGTTTCGTTGATAAAGCCGTCGCTGACCGGGTAAATCTTTTCATTGTCGATCTCATACCCGGTCAGCGCGGTCCTTACCTGATCCATCATGTCATAAGCGCCCTGGTGATTGCGCAGATTGCGGGATACCACCACCACGTCATATTCCAGCCGCACTCGCTGCCTTATCAGCCCGGTAACGATACTCTCCTCATAACGGGCGCCCTGGTAGCGAACTAACAACGCTCCCTTGGGATGCAGCAGGCGATATTCGCGGGGATCATCCGGGAATCCTTCGATGGCCATTCCGTCGATTTGCGATTTCAGCCGCTCGATAATAATCTTTTCATAATCCTTCAGCGGCTCCATCAAAACACCTTCCAGACGTCATCATTGAATTCCCGGTCTGCGGCGGTTTTATTGCCCCGGTAATCGCTGGGCGCCGATCCCCCGGTTTCCTGCACGTCTAAAACCATATCGCCTTTTTGCAGCCGCTGAAGATCGCCCACCGCCTTTTCGTATCTCGCCTCTATGCTTTCCGGCATCTTGTTCTCCAGCCGGCGGGCATAGAGATTATATATGGAAAGATCGATGCTCAGGGAGCGAATCAATCCCGGCGTTATGGCCAGGGGAAGAGTATAGCGGGAGCGCAGATAACTGTCGATCAGGTCATCTGCTTTCTCTATTGCCGCATCTACCCGGCCCTGGTTGATCTCTCCCGATCCTTCATCATCGGTCAACTGGATGATCACGTCTTCCGACAGATGCTCCAGGAGATTTTCGAGGCTGCAATACATGCCGGCTACCTGACTATCACGCGAATGAATTCCCCGGCCCCGGATGCGGCGTCGCGCGCCTGGCCGTTGGATTCGCCGTTGGTAATTTTGTAGGTGCTGGTATTGTCCGGCGCAGTTGTCCAGACGGGATCCACGGTGGCCACTTTGGTGGAGCCGACATAGTCGATAATGCGGCGTTTTTGCAGGGCCCCGGTTCCCCCGGTAACTTCCAGATACATCCCGTTATAGAAATCATTGGTCGCGGATGCCCCGGCTGCCAGGGTAATAGTGCCGGCAGCCCCGGCCTGGGCGGTTCCCGTGGCCACGGCCTGGCTCTTGGCCTTGCCGTCTGTTCCCACGGCCACTTCATCATTGACCGCAATGGCGCCCTCGGTTTCCACGACCAGCTCGCCCAAGGAATCCACGGGGCCCTGCTCCCCGCTATCCGTATCCGCCTGCAATACCCCATAGGCGCGGGTGTTTTCCGTCGCATAAGCGCCGGCGGCGCTTACAAAACGGTGTTTCACCAGGTTGGCGGCTGCCTGGATGGTCAGGGTCAACGCCGAAATAAACGTTTTTCTCACGGTATTTTACCTCCGGTTAAATTGAGTTCATAAGAACGGGGCGCCGGGCGGCAATTCTGTGGCGCCCCCGCTGCCCTCATTGGGCCATGTGGCCTTAATTTCCCTTTTTCCCTTTGCCCCGCTGCTCATTCACTTTTGCGGCGTCTGCGGATATAAAACTCCCCGCCTGCTGCTTGTTTTCCGTTTTGGCAGCTTCGGGCTTTGCGGGAGATTCTTCGACCGGCTGCAGAACCTGGGGCAGGGCTTTTCCCACTTCTTCCGGCAGGTTCACGGTTCTTCCTTCCGGGTATAACTTGCCGTCGTGGGATAAATCGGTTTTGATTACTTTGAATTTCATGCGCCTCTCCTTTAGGTTATAAAGCCGGGAGATATGCCGCTACATACCTCCCGGCAGGGGATTGGGGGAGGGTAAAAGCTATTCGTTGGTATCCTTGATAAGATACCCTGCCTCCGCGCCCACGATCTTGGGCAGGAAAATATCCGTGCTGCGCACGTAGCGCACCTTTCCGCCCTCGCCGGGATAGACGTCCACTTCCGGGAAGGACCGTTTGCGGAAGGTATATCCAAAAGACGGCTCGTAGCGGGAACGCATATTGGCCGCGGGGATATAGGCCAGGATCACGTTGTCGCTCCAGATGTCCGCCGGGGTTCCGGCGTCGTTCACCCAGATCGTCTTGCCCACTGCCAGGGTTTCCACCTCGAAAAGATTGCGCAGGATTTCTTCCGTAATCACCGCCCGCTCGCTGTATTTCACCCGCTCGATCACTTTGGGGTGTTCTTTGAGCACCTCGAAAACGGAATCGCCCATCACCATCACGTTGGGTTTTTTGGCGACCACGCTACGGATTTTCTGCCGGGCGGTTTTGAAGGTCGCAAAGGGATCGCTATCAGCATGGGTAAACTGGCTGCTTCCCGACAATGTCACTTTGTGGCCGGTCGGGAAATTGGTATCATCCTGGGCCAGGTCCGCGGCGATCCTTTCCCGGCGCAATTGAATCCCGCCCTGGGCGGCGAAGGTGGCGTATTCCTGGAGATCGAATTCGTCTTCATCTTCTTCGCGATAGTCCAGGGGATAGGCCAGGTCATGCTCGTTCAAGAGCACGTCCACCGTGGTGCGGGCTTCCGGGGAAATCACGTTGCTTTTCGCGCGTATGGCTCTTTCGCTGGAATAGATGCGAAACGCTTCCTTCCCGAATACCGGAACCTTCCCGGCTTCTTTGTTCATCGGCACCAGGGGAAACAATGCCTCGGCAATCAGCTCCGCGTTGCTATACCCCTGGGCCACTTCGGTCAATACCGGATCGACGCTCCGCAATTCTTTTAAACGGCTGGCCATTTAAGTTCTCCTTATGTTGGCTTTGAAATTGGCTTATTGGTTTTTTGGCTTATTGGCTGATATTTTTCAGGCCGGAACGTTATCCAGCACTCTGCGCACCGCTTCCCGATAGGTAATGTTTTCCTTCCGGGCAAGCGCCGCCGCCTGCTGATGCAAAGCAAGCCGCTCCTCGTCCACCGCGCCGGAATAGTTTGCCGGATCGCCAACAAGCGGAGCTTCGCCGGGGCCGGTAGCCAGCTCTCCGGCGGGTACTTGCACCGGCAGGGCCGAGAGCAATTCCTGGAAAGCGGCAAGAGGCGTCTTTTTCCCTACCTCGGAAGAGAATTCGATTTCCGTCAATTCATGGAGCGATTCCATCAACCCTATGGCAATGGCCTGCTGCGCCGGGGTAAGCCGGCCGGCCGCTACCAGCGGCTCGCAGAAAGCGGCGAATTGAGAACGGCGCTGCTGGCCGGCAGCAACGGCTGCTTCCGCTTTATAGCGGTCGAGCAACGCCTCCTTTTCTGCGGCCTGATTTTGCAATTCGATCAGCCGGGCTTCCAGCGCCTGAATTTTTTCTTGATCCATGTCGTCGGTCTCCTGATTAGTTTCATAAGCCGGGGAAATTTGTTCTTCCTCTTGCGTTCTTTCCAATTCTTCGACTTCCCAATTGCTCATTACCGCGTCGGCGGCCTCCATCCCGAATTTCTCGATCATAAATTCCCGCAGCCGGCGGAATAGCCGCCCTACCAGGGGCATTCGTCTCTCTTCATATTCATAGACTTCGCTGGCCGCGGTAAACTCCACGTCCTTCAGCCCTTGCACGGCCGGGGGAACCGCTCCCAAAAATCCCACGTGCACCAGCCGCAAATCTGGGGTAATGGAAATGGAGCGCTTTTTGAATCTTCCCTGGCGCACCAGGTTTGCGAATTCCTCCATTACCTGGTGGGGCAGCGCCAAAAGCCGGTCGCCTACCCGCTTCAGCGCCTTCACCCATCCATAAGCGGGATGATTGCTGCGCGGATGCCCCACTACCAAAGGAGCCTCGCTGGTTTCCGGGTTATATTGGGAAACGATTCTATCCAGGTCTTCCTCAGAAAACTTGCGCTCCCGTCCCTGGCTATCCACCCAGGTTCCGGCGCGAAAAATCTCGAACCAGTCATTCATCGCAACCTCAGTTTTAAAAATGGGCAGGAGACCCGCACCGGTTTTTTCCGGCTCCTGCCCGCTCGATCATCATGTGCTGGCCTCTTATCCAGTGCAGCTTATGGTTTCAGACGGCGGGCTGCGAATTTATCCGCTTCCCTGCACTCACACGGATACCAACCCTTCGGAAACAGAGACCTTTCTCATCGGGGATTATAAGAACCAGATACCAATAACAATTGCTAATACCGCAGCCAGCGAGCAGCCCGATAAAAAATTCTGCCAATCTTCATGGCTGTCATTCTGGAAGCTCTCCAGGCTGCCGTATTTTTCCAACAGGCCGGGATCGATAGCCTGGATCGCTTCATTACACGCATGGAAAAGCAGCGCAATCGCAAACCCGGATAGAATTCCAATCAACAGGGCAAGCCCCTCGGCAATATTTGCAAGACGCAGCGCCCAGAAAATTACCAGGGAAAGGAGCAGCATCCCAACCAGCGCCAGGTAAAAGTGCCAGCGATTATAGGAGATTCCCCAGAACATCAGGCCGCCGCGGTCTTAATAAGATAAACTCCGGAGAGCTTGCGCAGCAGCGCCGCCAGGCTGAAGAATCCGCCGATCACCACGGCTAACAGGTCGATCAGCGCGATTATGGTTTCCTGGTTGACCGGGGAATTGAAATTCCAAACTGCAAAGAGAACGAAGGCCAGCCCCACCGCCGCCTTGACGGTATCCACCCACTTGTAAAAATTCACCGGCAAATCCAGCGCCTTGTTTCGCACCAGGATCAAACCCCTGGCCAATCTGATTACGGGAGGAATTCCGATCAATCCCCCGATGACTGCCGCCAGGAGGGTGATCAATTGCAGGATGGTCTCCTTGTCCACCGGGGAGATGTAATCCCATACTCCGAAAATCACGAAGGCGACCCCGACGATTGCCTTGAGCGTATCTACCCATTTCGGAAAATTGCCCATTTTTTTGCCTTTCTGCGAAATTGCGTTTTTGAAAAGACCCGGAATGAAAGATTTGTGCTTTTAAACATCTTTCAAATCGTTTCAAAACGGGTTTAAATCCTTTCAAGTTTTTTAAACCCTATAGGGATATGGCTCGAGGGGAGATCGTCGATCCTGGACGATTTTAGCCCTTTGCCTTTTTTCCTCATATCCGCCTTCCCCCGGGAGGGAAAGCGGAAAGGAAGATTCCCCATGCAAGTGGTGGAAATGTAATTGCAGGCGAGGTATTATTCTATTATACCGTTTAGTGGATAGAAAATAATAAAAGAATAATATTAGCGGTAAAAAAAGGATTGTGTATGGGTGAATTATCTTCGGTGCTCGAATGGGGGAAAGTTTTCGGTTTTCCGGCGCTGCTCTTTGCGGTATGGTGGCTATATCACCGGCAGCAGAGCCGGCATTGGAGCCAGATATTGCGCTATACCGGGGAGCAGAACGTGCAGCAGCTCAATATGATTTCTACCAATCATACCAATATGCTGGCGGAAGTGGTCAAGAATTACCAGGATCAGATGCAAATGATTCGCAAACAGAATGAGGAACATTTCGAGCTGCTGAAGGACCTGACCGAAACAATCAACTATCAGTACGTTATCCAGACCCGGATAGAGACTAAACTCGACAATATGCAGCCCCGCGCGCGGGCGAGGAGTAATTAATGAATGAAAGATTGATGTGGAAAGGTCAGTTAGCCGACCTTAAAAAAAAACGGAATTCCCTGGATTTGAAGGCCAGCGCCCTGGTAACCAACCTGCGCATTATGCTCAATCCCCATGAAAGCGACGTAACCCGGCTGGAAGTGGAAAAGATCGAAGACTCCGCCAATGAGCTGCTCAAAATGGTCGAGGAGCTGCGGGGAATAGATACGCAAATCGCAAAATTAAAAGAATCCCTGGGCGAGGAAGATTGATGGCAAAAAAAGCGGCCTATTTCGAGGAAGCAGAACGGCTCTACGTCTATGAGCAAATGACTTTAGAAGGCATTACCGGAAAGATTCCCGTTTCCGTGCGCACCCTGTCGGGCTGGAAAAATGACGGGGATTGGGACGGTAAGCGCAGGCAATACCTGGAAAGCCGGCAGAGCTTCCATGAGGAGCTTTACCAACTGGCCAGGAAGCTGGCGCGCTCCGTGAGCGTGGAAATCGACGCGGGTGAAAAGCCCGACGCCGGGCGCTTGTATGCCCTGCTTCGCCTTTCTGAAAAGCTCTTGAAGGTAAAGGAGTATGAGGACGTGGCCGCCAAAGAAGAAGCCACGCGACAGCCCGCCCGGGGCATTACCGAAGACGTGTTGCGGCTCATCGAGGAGGAAGTATTGGGCATTCGCAGGAAGCCGGCCGAGGAGAAGCCATGAAAACTTTCATCACCCGGTTTCAGGATCCTTTGACTGGCCAGACCTGGGACGGCCCCCGCGTGCGCCGGCGATCCTGGGAATTAGCGGAAAAAAGCGTCGAAAAAATCCGCCTGAAAGTTGACGGGGAGCTGGTGGAAGAGATTCGCTGGGGGGGAATCGAAGGCTGGAACCTGGCGTTGGCGGCCGGGCTGCGCCGGATGGCGCGCTGGCTGGAAAATCTCAGCCCCGGGGGAGGCTACGAAATATGAATCTTCCCTCTTCCGGCTATTTTTTGAAATACCAGGAAGACTGGATCGCCGATGATTCCCTGATCAAGATTTGGAAAAAGTCGCGGCGCATTGGGGCGACTTATGCGCAAAGTTATGAGGACGTGCGCGATTGCGTGCGCGGGGTTATTCCTTCCTGCTGGTTCAGCTCCGCCGATGAGAGCGCGGCGCGGGAGTATATCGAATACGCCGAGAAATGGGCGCGGCTGTTCGATATCGCCGCCCGGCCATTGGGCCAGCAGGTATTGGACAGCGACCGCAACATCAAGACTTACGTGATCGAATATTCCAACGGGGTGCGCCAACACGCCCTCAGCTCCAATCCCAAAGCATTCCGCTCTAAGGGCGGCAAGGTCGTGTTAGACGAATTCGCCTGGCATGACGATCCCCAGAAGCTTTGGGCGGCGGCCAGGCCGGTGATCACCTGGGGATACCCGCTCAGGATCCTTTCCACCCACAATGGGATGAACTCCCTCTATAATAAATTCATCCAGCAGATCAAAAAGGGAAAGCTGCCCAAATGGTCCCTGCACGTCACTGATATTTTCCGGGCGGTGGAAGACGGTTTGGTGGATAAAATCTTCGGAAGAAAAGCCACGGAAGCAGAACGCGCCGCCTGGATACAGGACCAGCGCGATAATTGCTTCGATGAGAATACCTGGCTGCAAGAATTCTGCTGCGTGCCGGTTGATGAGGCCAGCGCCTTTTTGACTTATGAAATGATCGGCAGCATCGAGCGAGAAGACCTTTACCGGCATTTGGAGCAGATCGAGGGCGATCTTTACGTGGGCATGGATATCGGGCGCAAGAAAGACCTTTCGGTGATCTGGGGATTGGAAAGATTAGGCTCCGTCAAATATACCCGCTTTGTAAAGGTGTTAGAAAAAGCGCCTTTCGCCATGCAGCGGGAAGCATTGTTCAATATTCTCAGCCATCGCCGGCTGCGCAGGGCGTGCATCGACGCGACCGGCATCGGAATGCAGCTTGCCGAAGAAGCGCAATACCATTTCGGGAAATACCGGGTAGAAGCCATAACCTTTACAGCGCGAGCCAAAGAAGAAATGGCTTACCGGCTGCGCACCGAGGCGGAAGATCGCAGCACCTTGATCCCCAATGAATTTGAAGTGCGGGAAGACCTGCACAGCGTGCGCAAGCTGACCACCGCGGCCGGCAACGTGCGCTTCGACGTGGCTGCCAGCGAGGGACCGCATTCCCACGCCGACCGCTTCTGGGCGCTGGCGCTGGCCATCCACGCCGACCAGGGCGCGGCAAGCGGCCCGGCAATTGTGGCCAGCCGGGGCAGGCGGGAATCGGGGCGGATGCTTTACGGGTATGATTAGCAGTAGGCAGTAGGCAATAGACAATTGGCAACGGAGAAAAGAATGTCCCGGAAATTATGGATATCGGAACACAGCTATATTAACCTGGCGGAGCACAATTCCATGAACGACCTGCTGCGGGAGATTGCCTTGCGGCCCAATATCGGGGCGCTTTCCCGCATCAACCTGGCGCTGCCCAATCCCGATCCGATCCTGAAGCGCCAGGGCAAGGATATCAGCACCTATCGCGATCTGTTAGTGGATTCCCACGTATGGAGCACGGTGCAATCCCGCAAGGCCGGCACGCTGCGCCTGGAGTGGAGCATCGACCGGGGAAAGGCGAGATCTCGAATTGCCCGGTTTGTAGATGATATTTTCAGCAACCAGAGCTTTCGCATCCGGCAAACCTTTTCCGATATCTTAGAAGCGGTGCAGTTCGGCTACCAGGCGTTGGAAGTATTCTGGGAGCGGCGCAATGATTTCTGGATACCGATGAAAGTGATTGGCAAGCCCCAGGAGTGGTTCCATTTCGATTATGATAACCGGCTGCGCTACCGGCCTTTGGGCGGGGCGGCCCTGGGAGAACTGCTCCCGGAAAAGAAATTCCTGATCGCCCAGTATTACGCCCGCTATGATAATCCATACGGGGAGCCGACCCTGGCGCGCTGCTTCTGGCCGGCTGTCTTCAAAAAAGGGGGCTGGAAGTTCTGGGTAAAGTTTACCGAGAAATTCGGGATGCCCTTTATCATCGGGAAACATCCCCGGGGACAGGACCAGAAAGAAGTCGATACCTTTGCCGATATCCTGGAGGATATGGTGCAAGACGCCGTGGCAGTGATCCCCGATGACGGCAGCGTGGAAATAGTACAGACCGGGGGAACCGGCAACGCGGAGATATACAATGGCTTGATTGCAGTCTGCAACAGCGAGATCTCGAAGGCGGAAGTCGGCCATTCCGGGGCGGCGGATTCCACGCCCGGCAAGTTAGGGCAGGAAGACACCGCCTTGCAGGTGCGGCAGGATTTGATCGACCAGGATAAGCAGCTTGCTGAAGAGGTGGCCAACCAGTTGATCGATTGGATCGTGGGCATCAATTTCGGGGAGAACGCAGAGCGCCCGATGTTCAGCATGTGGGAAGAGGAAGACGTGGATAAGGCGCTGGCGGAGCGGGATGAAATACTCACCCGCACCGGGATCAAGTTCACGAAGGTTTATTTCCAGAAGAATTACGGATTGGAGGAAGAAGATTTTGATATTCTGCCGGTTGCCCAGCCGGGATTTCTCCCGGGGGGATCTCTCCCGGGGAATTTCGCCGCAACTCCCGATGCGCCGGCTGACCAGGCTGCGCTCGATGAGGCCATTTCCGCCCTGCCTGATGAGGAGCTGCAAGGGCAAATCGAAACGGTTTTGGAGCCGCTGCTAAAATATATCCAGAACGGCGACAGCTATGAAACGACCATGGCCAACCTGGTGAAACAGCACCCAAAATTGGATACTGCCCAATTGGAAGAGCTGCTGGCCCGGGCAATTTTCGTTTCCGAAGTATGGGGTCGCCTGAACGCGCCGGCAGACGGCGGCGCCAAATAACTCGAATTTACGAGTCATTACTCGAAGATTCGTTAACTCAAAGAATCCTTTGCCATGCCCGATCCCGTTGACCTGAAATTTATTCTTAATCGCGAACCGGAAGAAATTCTCTCGTATTTTCGAGCAAAAGGATACCGTTTTACCTGGGACTGGTTCGAGATGTGGCAGGAATCCCACGCCCGGGCCTTCACCGTGGCCAAAGCCTTGAAGTTAGATATCCTGCAAGATATCCGCGACGCGGTAACGGAAGCGATCCGCGCCGGGTGGACCTTCCGGGAATTCCAGAAAAATCTATCCCCGAAGCTGCGGGAAAAGGGCTGGTGGGGAAAGGTACTGGCCAAAGACGTGCCCGGCTTCGATCCTGAAAGCGGCGTCGATCCCAATAAAGAAGTGCAGTTGGGATCGCCCTGGCGCTTGAAGACGATATATCGCGCCAATCTGCAGACCTCCATGCAGGCGGGGCGCTATAAATCCTTCATCGAGAACGTGGATGACCGGCCTTACTGGATGTATGTGGCGGTGCTGGATAAAAATACCCGGCCTTCTCACGCGGCTCTGCACGGCAAGGTCTATCCCTATGACGATCCCTTCTGGGATTATTTCTATCCCCCTAACGATTGGGGATGCCGCTGCCGGGTGCGGGCGCTCACCGCGGAGCAGGTGAAACAGCGCGGCATCCGGGTGGAAAGCGCCGGCGCTGCTCTTACCTTAGTGGATAAACCATTAGGCGGGGAAAGCGGGGAAACCCGCCCGGTGGCGCAGTTGACGGTAACGGATCGGAACGGCCGGCCGGTCACGGTTTCGCCGGGGGTGGGATGGAGTTACAACCCCGGCAAGGCGGCGTTCGATCCCGGTTTGGGGAAATATGATCCCGATATCCGCGCCCTGTATGAGGAGGCGGCGGTAAGCTGGATATTGCGCTTATTAAGAAAGGCCCGCAATGGCTGACCGTATCGAAATAACGGTAGAGAGCCAGGCGCTGACCGATTTGTTGCAGCGCCTGGCGCAGCGAACCGGCGACCTCTCGCCGCTGATGGGTTCCATTGCCAACGACATGCTCGATGAAGTGGAAGAGAATTTCGAGCAGCAGGGGCGGCCGAAATGGAAGTCCCTGGCGGAATCCACCATCGAGCGGCGAGAGAAATTGGGCTATTGGCCGGGCAAAATACTCCAGATGCGCGGGGAGCTGGCCGCCGCGGTGCAAACCTTCTCTTCCGCCAATGAAGCCGGGGTCAGCGTGGCGAAAACTTATGCTGCCATTCACCAGTTTGGCGGGCAGGCCGGTCGGGGGAAAAAGACCACCATCCCGGCGCGGCCTTTTTTGGGGCTTTCCGAAGAAGCCCTAAAGGGCATTTCCAGGCGGATAGAAGAGTGGTTAAGCGGGGGATAAATCCTCTTTAGAGGAAAAATCCTCTTTAGAGGAAAAATCCTCTTTAGAGGAAAAATCCTCTTTAGAGGAAAAATCCTCTTTAGAGGAAAAATCCTCTTTAGAGGATAAATCGCTTTTACCCTCCCTTTACTGCCGCTTTTCGGCGGCTTTTTCCACCCGATCCAGTTGCTCCTGGAGAGCCGCAATGACGGCTTCTGCCAGGGGGTTTTCCTGCTGTTGCAGCAGGTAGATGGCGCTGTAAATGCAAGCGCGGAGAATATCCAGCTCGGTATTGAGATTGGGTTGGCGCATGGCGACCTCCCTGAAATTAAGGGCCTGGCTTTCGATGGCGACCCAAGCTCCGCAGCCGGATACTTGGCATCTACGGCCAGGCCTTTTCTTCCATGAAGGCCGGCTGCAAAGAACCTGGGTCGCAAATTAATTTACGGCATTTTGATTCAAAAAAATAGCGGAATTGTTTTCTGCCGGATCGAAACATAGATATACCGGGATTAACTGTCAAGCAAAAAAAAAGCCCCGGGCCGCCATGGCCAGGGGCTTTACCGGAGAGCGGGAAATTAATTGACCGAAAGGTCGGGATTCTCGTAATGAGAACGCTCCGGGAGGGAGAGCGCGGCGTGGAGGCGGGCCTCGAATCGCTCCATGGCCAGGTAGAGGCCATAGCTGATGCGATTTTCCTGCTCCTCATACTGCTCGATAAAAGCAATAGCCCCGCGAATGGCCAATTGCAGCAGCAGCAATTCCTCCTGAATGCTTTCCTGTTTTACTTTTTTGATTACGTTTTCCATGTTATAGCTCCTTTCGGGTTTTGGCTTCGTTGATGAGGATAGAGACCACGCTGCCGGAACGGCCGGTTACCCGGGCGATTTCCTTTTGGGAATGCCCCTGGCGGGCCAATTCCAAAATTTGTTCCCGGTCTGCTTCCGTAAATTTACGCGGCTTAAGGGATTTGCGGCGCAGCGGGCGGCGCGAGATCTCGCCCTCTAAGGCGGCGATTTTGTCTTTCAGCAGGCCCAGGTATTCGGTAAGAGGAATCTCCACCAGGTCGGCGGAGCTTTTCCCCTCCGGGAAGGAACCGGGGGCAGGTAAACCCTGCACCGCGGCCAGCACCTGCTTGGCCCAGCGCCGGAACTCTTTGGCGAGCGGCTGCTGGCTGAACATGCCGATGAGATTGACCCCGGGTTGGAAGAATATTAATACTTCCCGACGTTGACCTGAGGACGCAATTTGCGTCCTCAGATAGTCTAATCCATCTTCAAATTCTTCCTGATTCCGCCTAAACAATTCTGTTATGCGGCGATTAGGATCAGAATATTCCAAAGCCGCGCCAATCGTCTCGGCGGTAAAGCAGCGCCGCCCCTCGATGGAAAGTATCTCTAAGGATTTCTCGCGGAATTGAACTAATTCGGCGTTCATCGCTCACCCCCGCCGTTGAGGTAAGCGGTGTAGGATTCTAAGCGGGCGGAAGCGGGGTAATAAACCGCGACCCACTGGTTTTGCCATATTTCTTCGGCGGGGGTTTGCAGCCCTGCAGGGGCGGCCAAAGACCAGCCGTCGTCGCGGATGAAAACGATTTCCCAGGGCAGCCCCTTTTCGACAGCCTGGGCGCCGGAGAGGCAGGCGCCGTTTTCGTGTTGGATGATCCGCTCCGGCAGGCAATTGCGCTGCAGAAAGCGGGTAAGCGCCGGGAAATGCTCGATATTGATCAGCCGGTAGGTATAGAAGGGATTCCATACCGCCTGGCCGTCCAAGAGCATTTGTTTGGCAGTATCCGGCTGGTAATAGCCCGCGCCCTCTAAAGCTTTGAGGGCCGCCTTTAAGGGCAGGGTCTGCCAGAAACCTCCGGTTTCCCGGGATTGCCGGATGGCGATGAGTTGGGGGGATGGCATGATGCACCTCCGTTGAGTTTGACTAAAAAATTAAGCCGAGTCTTAGTCGCGCCTCAACGGAAGCGCCCCGCCCCTCGCGGTCCCGCCAAAGCGGGATGGCTTGCGCCAAACGGGAGACTCGGCTATTTAGTTACTGTCCCGGATGCGGTACATAAAAATACCGCCTTCGGGGCGGAGCAACCGCCGTTGAATTCGACTAATGAGAATATACGGCGGCGGCCCGGAAAACTCAAGCCCGAATTATCTTTTTTTGTATATCGCGGCGCGCAGGAGCAAGCCCAGGAGCACCGCAATAATTATGAAGACGATTTCCCACCATTCCATAATCAACCCTTTGCCCAACGTTTATTGTAACCGACCCCGCCACAACACGGCGAGGCGGCTAAGTATTATGTTATGCTGTGTTTTTAGAATCTATAACTTAGCTGCACCTGGTTGGGAGAAGGGATTACGGTCACGTCCCAAATGACGAAACCGACCAATACCGCAGAGAGCGCCAGGCCGGTGTAGCCGAGCAGCTTCTCCCGGGAGCGGTCGCGGCGCAATCTATCCGTATCCACATAATAAGGCGATGATGTATGGGCATTCCAATATTCGTAATAGTCGATCTGCGCAGAAATATCCTGAACATCCCGGAAAGCATCTATAGAAAAGATAATTGTCGCTGCGGCAATGGGCAGCAGATAGAGCGGGCGCTTTTTTTTGGCCGGGGTATAGAGTGGCAGGGATTCCGTTTTATCTTGATCGAAAACAATATGGGTAATGGCGCTGCGCTGGATGATCTGGCGGCCCATATCGGTTTTGATGTCCACCACGTCGAATCCGACGCGCTGGATATCGCCTTTGATTACCTGGCCGTTAGTGAGATAAACCAGGTCGGCGGCCAGGGCAGGCATAGCCAAAAAAATAAAAAGTATAAACAGATAACGCATGGGTTTCTCCTTTATTTTATTTGATGGGTTATGGCCAGCCTTCGCGTTTGGGCGGATTTATGCCGCCAGGGACTTTATCCGGGGAGTTGCTATCCCCGTCTTCTTTCTTATCCTGGCAGCCGGCCAGAATGAAGATAAAAATAAAAACCAATAATTGCTTTATATTTTTCCGTGAAATTCTATTTTTCCGGCCTTTAAATTCACGCTTCATCAATATGTAATGATAAAGCGGATTGAACCAGGCCAGATAAAAAAGCAGGAAAAAGGCGGCCCATTGGGGGAAAATCCACCACCAGGCCAACCCGAAGACCAAAGGATTGAGCAGCGCCAATATGAAAAGCGCCGGCAATTGGATGATGATCCCATCAGTAAGATGGAATCCGTCACAAACCCGGCAGCGGCGGTTCTTGCCGAGCAAGAAATTGCGAATCCAGGCCGGCAGATCGGAGAGAATGCTCCACTCAAACCGGAAGAGAATAATATCTCTTACGGCCTTCAAAAAACCAATCAGTAAAGCAATTAGAACAAAATAGCCAATGCCAAGCCATTGGTATGTTTCCATGTCATCCTCGGGTAACGGTTAATTTGACCAGGTTAGCCGGTTTGAGATGCCATTGCCCCAAACCGGGGAAATGCACTATGACCAAATCTTGCACAATAAAGGCATTGACCACGATGCCTTTTTGATGGAATAATTCCGGGAATTCCAGGCCGATATAGCGCACCGGGTCGCCGCAACTAATATCCGTAGGCTCCCCGGCTATTTTGGCCCGCATTTCATGGAGCGTTTTGGCGGCGAAGAATTCCAAATACTCCATGGCGCTCAAGGGCTGATAGTCACTCATTTCCAGCAGCAGCATGGGCAGGCTCCTCTATTTTACCGTGCAAGGCTTCAGCATAAAATTCGATGGATTCATTATGCTTCAGGAAATGGCTTTTCGCGAATCGCTTTATTATATATATAGCGCTTCGATTCCCAATAAAAGCGGCGGCGCTCTTCGCAATCCTCAAGCAACCATTTGCCTTTCCAGGAGCCGTTGACATATACCATGATGGCCAGGGTATAAGTCGATATTCTCGATAAGATCAGGGTAACTTTATAGCCATCAATCCATAAATTCACGGGACACCATAGATTCTGCAGGGTCTTTTCGATATTTTTCCAATCATTTTTGCTCAGCATATTTCCTCCCGTTCGAAAAGAGCGGTAATGGAATTCCCGGGGGAAACAATTATTTCTTTGGGGACGGCCGGCCAGGCGCTTTCATATAGATGCTGCGGGGATTCGATCTGGCGGGCATAGGGGGCGAGGTCAGACCAATCCATTTCATTGGCCCAGTAAATGATTGCTTCGGGTTTAGCGGCAAATAGCCGCACGGTTTCGTTGCCGGTTTCTTTTAGCGGCCGTTTGCTGATCTCACTGACTTTGACCATGCGATAATTGATGATGGCGATCAAAGGAATGATCCACTTCGAACCATCAGGCATAGTGACTAATAACTGGCGATTTTGCATGGGTTCTCCTCTATTGGGGGATGGCGGAAAGCCATCCCTCCGGTTACAGGGTTTCTTCTTTGTGGGGATTGCGCAGATGCCACACGTTGGCGCGGGCCTGGCAGATCAAGGTTTTATCTTCCCACTTGCAGGGCTGCCCGGCCTCGGCGCGGCAATTAGGGCATTCGATCTCCAGATACCGACGATCCGATTCTTTCAGCGCCGGGACATCCGGGACATTTTTCTTAACCGGAAAAATATTTGCCGGCGATTCTCCGGAGAGAACAATTTCTTGTTCGTAAGTTAACGGGGTATCCACCGTTAATTTTCGCGGCGGTTTCTTGGTTTTTTTGCGTGCCATATCTTCCTCTTTTTTAACGATTGGTATGTTTAGCTAAGTCGATATCCGCGTCTCCGGGGATACCATTGCGATTATATTTGAGCTTTGCGCGTTCGGGGATTTCCCCGCAGTAGATGCACTGCCATTTCTGCGATTTACCGACATAGCGGCCTTTCCGGTGGAAACCGCAATCCTTACAGGCGGGATATCTTTCCGGGTCGTTAACCGGCCGGCCAATGGATTTTAGAGCCGGCTTAACCGTTTCGTTTTTGGCGGGTGCAGGAGAGATAACGCCTAAATATTTATTTTGATGCTGGCGTAACTCCTTCCAGCCGCATTTGAGATTGCGTTTTAAAAACGTGTGAAGGGTAAAATAATTCACCCCTATTTTTTGAGCTACTGCCGACATGTTTTTATCGGCCAGGGAGTTCCGGGCAGCGAATTCTTGCAAAAGCAAAAGTATGCGGTTATTACGCTTACCGGTGCGCCGGCGATTCGCTTCCGCGCGACGGTCTATCAGATTCTCAGGACGGAAATAGCTCTGCCAGTTTTCTTTGCCGGCCAGCTTTCGGAAATTCATTCCATAAGCTTTAATGAAATAAGCGGATACATCGGATATAGATTTACTGCCGATTTTCCGGGTAATGCCGCTCAGGGAAAAAAGCCAAAGCTCATCTCCATATGCGCGGCAAAATTCCTGAAAACGTTGATGGATCATCTTCATCGTCATGGCTTTTCTTCCAGAAAAGTAAGCTGATTAGGGGATTTTTTGCCGTTATCACCGGCCAGGAGTTTATAGATATACTGCTCGCTGACGCCGATTTCCACGGCCAGGTTTTTGGCGTTTCTGCCATCGTAATTTTCGTTCACGTATTTCTTGATAAAACGCTTATCGGCGGCAATCTTGGGAATATAGATGATAATGCCGTTGAGTTTTTCGAGCAGGATAATTGCGACTTCCATGCCGCATTGCTCGGCGACGAGCTTCATATCATCATTGGGCATATCCGCAATGGTAAGATTTTTCAGCCAATCTCGTATCATTTTTCCTCCATGATGGTATTGCGAAGTTCCTTGAATAGAAACCAGAGCGCCGGAAAATCGCGCAAATCTTTTCCCTCTTGAATTGCCGCGCGATAGCGTTTTTGAACGAATTCGGGCATTTGCGCCACAGCGCGATCCGCGATCTCTTTTTGCCGGGCGGCGGGCAGTCTGGCATATAACTGATCGGAATCATCTACCGGGAACAGAATTTCTCGGCGGCGCGGGGCTATATCGGTTTCTATTTCTGCCGGCGCAGACTGCCGACGGCTTTCTCGCCAGCGTTCCAGGATTTCCAATCGTTCATAGGTTTGGGCCGGGGCGACAATACTCATGGGAAAACCGCTGGAATTGTCGAGGTCCTTAAAAGCCATATCCCAGGCGGATTGCTCATCATCCAGCATAAGGACATGGGGAGCCGACCCCTGGTGCGAAACGATATAGACCGTCTTCATTATCTATCCTTGGAATATATTTCAACCGTAATTGAATCGTATTTTCAATCATCTTAAAAAATGATTCTATGACGGGATCCTGCCGGGAAATCATCTGGTGAAGCTGGCCGGATTTATCGCGGTAACTGATATAATGCCGGCCAGCCAGGGTGATGATTTGCAAGGTTTCCATATCATTCGTCATAGGCTTGTTCCCATCCGCGCCGGGCCACTTCCCGAATGGCCGGGGTAACAGCTATTTCCTTCTCCAGGTTTTGGGCAATGGCCCGGGCAATTTTACCGGTCGAACCGGTATTCCCGGGGTGGCGCAAAGCCAACTGGATATTGCAAAATAGCGCCCAGGCGCTGGTAAAATCCAGCACCAGGGTGACCGTTTTCGCCTGTTTTTCCTGGCTCTTGAATTCTTGGGAGAATCGCTGATAAAGCTCATTCTTATTCATGGGCGTATCCTCTCACGCTATTGAGCTTATACATGGATTTGGCTTTGTTGATGACCTCATAAGAGACGCTGCCAGCCTTGCGGAGCTTGCGAAGAATGCGCCCGGCGCTGCCCGGGGTGCAGCGCCGGCGCTGATTGACGTAAGCCTCCAATTCGGGCATATGAATGATCATTCCATTATGCTGCCGGCAGAATTCTAAAACGATCATTTCGATGTGCCGGCTGACCCGCTCTAATTCCCGGGGTTGCGATTGCTGGGCAGTGGGATCGTGGCGGAATTGATCAATGGAGAGCTTCATTCCTGATCCTCCCCATTACCGTTTCCATTACTGGATTCCGGGGAAACCAGGCCATCTCGTCCCACGGGGCGAAAGGAAATGCTGACGCCCTGATCGATATAAGTGAACTGCTTCAACAGCTTGCCGGTGGGATTATCCGCGTCCAACACTAATTTGCGGTATTTGGAATTAGGCTGGTATTCGGTTTTGATCTTGATACATTCCGGGAAATTTTCGCCCAGGAGTTTGCGCACTTCATCGATCTTGTCATCATACAGGCACCATCTATTCCGCACGGTGCGGGTCACGGCGCCGAAAGGATTAATGATCTGCTCGCTGGTGCGCTCCGCGGGGAAGAATTGATCCACCTGTTCTTTTACCTGGCGAAGCTTTTCTTGCAGGCGCTGAATTTCCTCGGTAAGGAATACGCCTTCATGGATCAAAACTCCCAGCTCCGGCGCAATGGAAATGTTCTGCTGCGCCGGATCGAATTCAATCGGTTTGTGGCTCATTTTGCTTTCTCCTCTGGTTTTTGGATTGTTTACTGCGGAGCATGGCGTTCAATGCGGCAATGACTTTATTGGCATCCTTATCATATAAGGCGGTCAATAAATGTTTGCCGGTGATCCGGGATATGAAGCGATATAGACCTTCCTGGCGGGCGCCGGCGTCGCGCAAATAACTGACCTTTTGCCACATGGCTTCGATCTTCCTGAGCTTGGAAGGGGCGGCCATGTATTCCGGCCGCCCGACCAAATCATCATATTTCTTTTTTCCATGCTTGATAAAGGTCGATTGCCATACGCCCATAGAAATGGCTTCTTTCTCCAACTTTTCTATGAAGTCGATAGCCTGGGGAATATTTAATTCCTTGCTGGATGAAACGCCATATCCGGTTAACATGTCTTCATAGGTCTGGTGGTCGATGTTCAGGGCGCGCACCAGGGTTTTGATTTTGGCAATCATGCGAGGATTCATCACGCCTCCCGTAGAATAAGGCTTTCCCGCGCCTGGCGAATCAGGTCCGGGGTGATATCCATTTGGTTGATCTGCGCCGCGTAGGAGGTGCGAATCAACAGCTTGGTGAGGATGCGCATATTCTGGTAGGATTCCTCATGGAATACCTTGCAAAGCCCATTGGCATCAGGGATGATTTCCCGCACCACACTTTCGGTGTCGATCATTTCCAGGCGCTCGCATTTGCGGGTGAAAGTGATGCGGCTGTAGAGCTGGGCGTAATCTCCCTGGCGGCCTTGAAGATTGGTTACCAGGGTAGCCATTCCGATGAGCAATATGCCGATGCCGGTGAAATCATGGATACGGCGGAGCATTTCCAGGGATTTATAGGGGAGATTCTCCGCTTCATCAATGATGAGCAGCCGGCTACTGTCTTTTAAGCGATTGAGAATCGACTTGAATAATTGATCCGATCGCCCTTTGCCGCTTAGCCCCAATTTTTCGTGCAATTCGCGCAGCAGGGGCAGTTTCAACGCGCAATGCTCGCCGACCTCGATGAGGATCGTTCCGGGATTCTGGCGGGTGTATTCCCGCACCGCCCAGGTCTTCCCGATTCCCGATGCGCCATAGGTTACTCCCATTTCCCCGTAAAGATGGCACATGCGGGCGACCTCATGGATTTTATTCACCACGCTGGTATAGATGAAGGGAATGGCTTGTTTGGGCGCTGCTTGCTGTTCGGCGCGGCGTTTCAAATAGGCGGAGATAGCCCGGTCGATACGCTTGTTGTCGCCTTCGTAAGTGCCGCCTAAATACTGGGACAGGGCGCTATCGGAAATGCCGATGGCGCGGGCAACGTCAGCCTGGGTTACATTGTTATTCTCGGAAATGTAACTGCGAAGCTTTTCTCGTAAATCCAATGTGTCGGTTTTTGAATTCATGGTTTCTCCCGGGTTATAATGATGGTAATTTCAGATAGAATTAGGACAGCCTGCCGGAGAAGCAAGACGATTAATTGCTCCTGCCATTTGCGAATGCGGTTTAATACCGCGATGGGAGTTTTTACTTGCATGGTTCCTCCTGGGGTTTAGTTAATTAAAAGTCTATTCATTCTCCGCTTTTTGGAGTTCATCATAGACTTTATCTGTTTCATATAGATATAGCTTGGGGGAATTTCCCGGCTTTTTAGTTTGAACCGGCAGAGGCAGTGTAAAAGGTATCTTATGATTCTCTCCCGGCTGGGTGGATGCTTTGGCCAGGGCGGACAGGATATCTACTCTTTCCGGCTCCGGCGCCTGGGGAACTTCCGGGAGAATACCTATCTCTACTTTCGGAGATTCCGGGATTCCCTGTCGTTTTTTAGCTGGCGGTAACACCGCTCCGCTTAAATGCTGCCACATGGCTTTTGCGACCTCCTTAGTTTCTTTTTCCAGACCTCGTTTTACCCGAATTGTCTCTTCTAATTTTTCTACATCCTGTTCATTTCCCAGGTAACCGGCTGCGGGATGGACCTTGCCAGGATCGAACGCCTGGCATAAAAAACGGCCGTTACCTTCATAGACAAGAATGCTGTCGGGATTATTGAGGTCATAACGAATCATAAAACTATGCTTACGGCCTTTTTCCAGGGCAAAGAGGGCTTCATTAAAGAAATAGCGATTTAGGAATCGGATGCCGTTACGGTAGAGGGTGCGAATTTCAGCGCTCATCATCAGGTAATCCAATTCAGATGGATTGATCTGCCTGTTAGGATATTCTACGCTCAACTTGATTCGCTGCATTCCTTCGGTGAAGACATCTATCGGGCGGAGACCTTTCAGGTAACCATCCTGCTGGGGGCGCTGCACATATTCCGAGAACCAGCCGGCAATTGTAGTATGGGCATCGAGCAACGTGGGAACGACGCCTTGGGTAAGCGACTCATACATTTTGCGATGAAATTTCTCATTGCGATGGAGACGGGCAGGCTGATCGGCAATTGATGACCCGGTATAGGTAGGCATCAATCTTTCCAATTCGCCGAAGGTTCCGAAAAACCGTTCTACGGGCTTGCTTTGTCCGTGGTATGGCCAGGCGTGAATGACCTGGCAGCCTAATCGCTCGAATAATCCTGACAGGCCGGCTGTGCGGAAGTCTTTCACGCCGGTAAAAAACCGGGCGCGGAAAGCTTTGCCGTTATCCAGATAAAACAGGCGAGGGATAAAACCAAGATTTATTATTCCATGCCGGAAGCAGGAGGCGATAGCCTGCACGTTCTCGGTAGGCATAATTTCCCATCCAAGAGGAAAGCTGCTCTTAAAATCATATAGGAGCAACAACGCCATGCGTTTAGGCTTGCCGGTTTCGGGATTGAGTATCTCGAAATTGAGGGTATGGCCATCTGCTACGGCGATGTCCCCGACCTCTATTTGATCACGATCTCTCTGGATATATGGCAAGACCTGATCGTTGACTGCTTTTTCGCCTTCCCGGAAAATTTTCCAGAGATGATAGTTGCGGGATTTCCAATCTTCGATCCAGCGGCGGATAGTCATATCCGATATATCACAGGCTACGCCCTGGGCGTGCATTTCTTTGCGGGCCTCACGGATGATCTCGTTGATTCGCAGACTATTTGGAGAAAGAGCTTTACCGAGTATTACTTTAGCCTGGATTTCGGAGATTGCCCGGGGACGATTTATTGCCTGGCGATATTGGGGGGCCAAAGAGAAGGGATCCCGATTAGCCGAGAAATATATCTTTTTCCATCTCTCAGCCGTTTTAAAAGATACTTCTCCGATTATCTCGTATAGATGAGAGATTGCTCCTGTATTATACCGGTCTAAAAATTCCTTCCGGCGCTTAAGCGCCATTCCATGATTGGCGCCATTGGCAGCCTCTAAATAAAGGTTCAGAAAATCGGCTTTCGAGAGTGCAATTTGACGGTCAGTGGCAGTTAAATCATATTTCTCTTTTCCATTCCGGGGAAATATTTCTACTCCCCTGATTTTCTGCCAATATGTCACCTGGGCATCTATAGGAAGAGAAGATAGGAGAAATTCATATTGAATTCCGCCATTGCTCAATATCTCACGGGCTATATATTTCCCTTCTTTCCTATTTTTATGAATTGCCGTTTTTGTGATGTTTAAGAGGTTTACAGCTTCCTTTGTAGTTAGCCAGGTTTCATAATTGTCCAAAGCCTTGCCAGTATTGACTTCCATTGAGCTGTAAACCTTTATTTCCTGGTTTACAGCTTGGTTTACACCTTTGGGATAAAGGTGTAAACCTTGATGGGTTCTTTTTTTCATCTCTAACATTCCTGTTGAGGTATCATAATTCGTTTGCATCAGGCTGCCCGTTCCATTTGTATTTTAAGCATAGACAGCTTTTCTTTGATGAATTGAGATATTGACTTATTAATACGGGCGCTAAATTTATCACCTTCATTAATTGCCCGTTCTATTGAGCGGCGAGAAACGCAATTCTCGCGGGCAAAATCATCTATTGTAATCCCCGCGACCGTTAATGCAATCTTAAATAGTTTGCGTTTTTCCATTCTTATAATTACCTTCCCTTTGTTCGTATTTGCGAACAAAGATAACTCGATAATTCGAGCAAAACAAGCAGAAAAACACTAATCTTAGAGCAATTCAAATGAAAACACGAATTTTAGAGATTATTCAAACCCTGGGGATAAGTGGGGCAGAGTTTGCCAAAGAAATAAAGATATCGACTGGGAATCTTTCTGATTGGACAAAAGGTCGAGTTGCACCAACTACCGCAGCGTTAATCCGTATTTTACAACGCTACCGAGTAAATATAAATTGGTTATTATCCGGGGAAGGCGAGATGTTTTTATCTGATGCTCCAATACCGATCAAGCATCAAGTTAAATCCAATGAGGATTTGATTAAACTTTTAGAAGAGTTAAAAGACCGATTAGATTCATTAGAAGAACGTTTTAAAAATTCTCAAACCTGATGTAAAAAACTGGCAGTTTTAGCAAATTTCTCAAACCTCAATTTTTTTCACTATTTATCCTTATCCCTTATTTGGTAGGGCTTCCAGGGCTTTTCTCATACTTTTTGAAATTCTCAAACTTCAAGAAAAATTATA